CATTCCTAGTATCGCCGAAAGGCACATCCGATATAGTCTAGCGGTTAGGATAGGGCTCTTTCACAGCCTTGGCCCGGGTTCGACTCCCGGTATCGGAATAAGTTTGTGTTTTCTTTAAAAAAACACTGGTGATCATGTTTCACCGCAACACTCATAGTTCAGTGGTAGAATAACGGACTTCCATTCCGTTGACGCGGGTCCGATTCCCGCTGAGTGTAAAAAGACTTCGTACAGCAAAAAATATAATAATTAGTATTATCTTTGAAGTCTGCAAAGAACGAGGATGTCCGAGTGGTTAAGGAGGCAGATTCAAGACCTGCTGCGCAAGCTCATGGGTTCGAATCCCATTCCTCGTATACAGTTTGGTTCTTCTGTAAAAAGAACCTGGTGGAGGAGGCAGCAGGTGGCTGTATCCGTTAAACCGGTTTAGCTCAGTCGGTAGAGCGTCGGCCTTTTAAGCCGAATGTCGCGGGTTCGAGCCCCGCAATCGGTACAAGAGTTGGTGGTCTCTTTCAAAACCACTTTTTTTAATCTACTTAAATAGAATGAACTATCTATGGATAGCAATTGCTATTCTACTTATTGTCTTAGTGTCAACAAAAACGATTAAAAGAGAAACATTTGCTGGATGCAGTCAAAGTTGTCCTGTTCATGGAACTCGTTTTGACCCTCCTTATCCTCATGCGTTCCATTATGTAAATATGGATGAAGGCAGAAATCGTGTTTATGAATGCACTAAATGCCACTGTCAAACAAATGACCCTGATGAATATCCCACAAATCTTAGTTATTAGTATTTTAATAAAAATTTGTCTTAATTTTTTAATAAAAATTTGAAGCCACTTTTTAAGTGTAATTAAGTTGTTAGTCTCTTTTAAAACTAACAAAGCCCGCGTAGCGAAGTGGATATCGCGTATGCCTTCTAAGCATAAGATCGTGGGTTCAATCCCCACCGTGGGCATAGCCTTCATAGCACAGTGGTAGTTGCACCAGCTTTGTAAGCTGTAGGTCCTGAGTTCAATCCTCAGTGGAGGCAAAAAGTCGTTAGATCTTTAAAACTAACACCCGCTCCAGTAGCTCAGTTGGTAGTAGCGTGGTCCTTATATCGTTTAGGTATACAAGGGAGGCCGAGGTCGTGGGTTCAACCCCCACCTGGAGTATTTTTATGAGGTCAATAGTTGATCTGATATGAATTTCCAAACAAATCCCCCTGCTTTATTATAATATTTAACACCTCTACATACTTTTGCTATAGTTGAATGTAGGATACCAGTTTGTAACCCTGCTTCAATTGTACTTTCATATTCTATAAGTAAATTTCCAGAATCATCATATTTTCCAACCTTTTTTCTATTTACTGAAATATTTCCCTTGATAAAGTTTGAAGAAACATGGGATTCAAATGTATTTTCTTCTCTTCTTTTTTGCCAAATCTTCTTCATTCTTTCAGATAATTTAGTTTGTTTTTCTTTAGTTATCTTCATACCAAAATTAGGATTTTTATTTCCAAGACGTCCATCACTTAATTTTTTTTTGGTATTTTCACTTAATGGTCCGTATTTTCTACCTTTATTTTTTTCTACTCTTAATCGTATTGATTCAGGATGCTGTTTTGAATTCATACCTCCTGCACGAAGATTATACCCGTTTGGTACAAGAGTATTAAATTTGTTAATGTATTCTTCTTCAAACCTATTACAATCTTCATCAAAACAGATACAAATAATCTGGAATTTAAAATTTTCTATTCCGTATTTATTATACGCTGCTAACAAATATCTACCGATTGTTTTCCCATCACACTTTCTATGCTGACTCCATCTTCTTTCAACATCTTTACACATAGTTTGCCCAACATATTGTTTTTTTGTTTCCATATTTGTTATTAAATAAATATAACCCATTAGGGTATTCTAATAATAATTTGAAATTTTTATTAGAATCTGAACACATTTAAAATCACCTCCGATAAAGCGACACCATCTGCAGGGTACGATGCGGAACATGAACAGTTCCGTCAAAAATTCGGATTTTTATCTCATCATACACCTTCACAGGAGAATAGGGGTCAATATTAGTGTCTCCAACATAAATCCGATATCCGCTTGTAGGAAAGACAATATTTTTTGCTACAAGTAATTTATGAAAAGATTTGTATCCCGTAAATTCTTCCCGAGTTAAAAATATTTTTTCTCGTGGTTCAACAACATTGATTTGAATAATTGGTTTAGATTTCGCACACCCCATCTACTTTTGCTTCTAGAAATACCCGAATACCTTCACACACCTCCCCAGCAGCCAAATGTCGATGAATCCAATCCGGTTCAATGGGTGAACCTTTAGCCAAGCGTTCCTGCTGCTCAACCCGAAGTAGGTCATCTAGCAGACGATTTTCAACATCTAGTTCAGCCAACGAATGCCGTACATCCGCCTTTTTCTCTTCTGGCAGTTTCATTTTAGTCATAAGAGCATCAAGCGACCCCAGCACTTTGAACCGCCTGTAAAGAAGCCGCGACGTTTGACCCCGCTGATAAACCAAACCCGGAGCGTAATCCGTCCCAAGTAAACAGGCAAACTCCCGTAACTGTTGCTGCGTCAAACCCAGTTCCGTACAAATAGCATCCAACTGGAAACAGTGAAAAGCAGTTCCCTCCAGATTTTCCGATGCTGGGACTAAGAGATTCTTAACACCACGAGCAATAAAATCATAGTCAGTTGAAATAACAGCATCAATTTGACCCCGACGCTCCATATACGCTAGTAGAGTATCCGCTTCACCCTGTGAATGAACAAACGGAGTGCCAGTTGCATACAGTAACTGCTTAACCTCGTTACGGTCATCTGCTCGAATCTGCGGAACTGACCGACGTGAAACCTGAATACGCTGGTTGAGGATTTTCCGCTGCTCAAGCGATAGCTCAGGCCCCTCTAGAGCGGTCTCAAGAGCATTACAGAACTTATCTGTATCTTCCCGCAGTTTACGCCGCTGAGCCATAATTTCCGATTTTTCAGGAGGAGGAGAACCATCAAATACCACTACAAGTTGTATTTGTTGGGCCCGGCAAGCAGCCAAGAAATGTGATAGATTCCACAATAGGGGAATTCCTAGTGAACGACTTCGATAAAGCAGACATAGAATATCGACCCCTAGTCGTTTGCCAGACCATTCTGAAAGAGTCTGTTTTTTGATTGTATTTGAAGCAGTCCAAAAGAGGAAAGAATATAAGCCTCGGATTCCCATAGAAATAGTTTTATCTGCTAGTAGCTAGCATCCAGATTATGTTTCAAATTTAAGCCACTACAAGTAATATCTGGGATACATCTAAAAATACAGATTCTAGCAGAAGCGGTGTTCTATAAGAAGCCGAACCTGCTAGTGGCCCAACTACGCGTAGGCATTTCATGTATTTTTCCTCCGTAATCAGTTTTCTTAAATAAAATTCCGTTAAAACCCGAAAAAGTAATTCAATGCATTCCAACGTACTTAAATTTAGACCAAGTAGCGAATATACACATTCGCGTGTCCACATGACAATTTCAATATCGGGTGGTGCTTTCTCTGCTAGAATTGTCTCTATAATACTTCTCATGTATGGAAGCATCGGTGGCTCAAGACTCCGGGATGTCTTTGGACACTGCACTTTTACAAACAAATCTTCCAAGAATGAAATAGCAGGATTCATTTCACGAGCAGAAAGCCAGATACATGTAGTCGGATTAGAACCCATACAGAACTGCTCGAGCGTAGAACGAATCCGCACAGCCGTAGAAAGAGACATCGCATGAGCACGACGGATAACTAGCAGACGCTGTTTTCCTTGGAAATTCTGAGCTACATCAGCGTGCTGTGTTAGTCGAAGCAGAAGTTCCGGTAGAATCTGTTTTTCCTGCATAGAAAAATCGGATACATCAATTTCAATGTGTGTTGGAGCAATAATAATTCTGGCTTTATAATCATCGTGCATTTGGAGTTCTTTGACTTCAAATGAAAATCCCAACACATCTGCGGATGGAGAATCAGAAGCAGCAGCACGCCGAATTTTTTCCAGTTTCCCCGTTCCTCCAATTCCGAGCCATAGAATCGGCAGATTGGTCTTTCGTAGATTTATTCCTTGTGTTGGCATTATACTCTATATTTAAATACTCTATGGGATTAATCTCTAAATATGGAGTGTGCGGTTCCATGGCAAAGATTTGAACCTTCCAAATGTGTTCTAGGAATAAGACAGCAAAATAAGAGATATCCTTCTGCTGAATACATGGCAGTAACATATAAAGATAGTATGGTGGAAATGCCCGCATTTCAAATTATAACTCCATGGCTTAATAGGCCAACAGAATATACACTCGGAGAAATATCTGAATTAAGTTGGTCTGCTACAGATAATCCTTTTTTCCAAAAGATTAAAATTCTTCACGAACAAATTCGGACTAATCTTTTGGTTAATCATCGCGTAAAAGTAAATATGCCCAATTATACTCTTACTGTATATATTGATAAGGCACGAACTATGGTAAAGTCAGCTATAACAAATGAAATTGTCCCAATTGAAGAAGCAACTAAAAATCCTATTCAGCAATACAAACTCTGTATTCGTCTTGCTGGAATTCATTTACAACATGGATGTGCGAATTATCGGTTTAAATGTATTGGTGTGTTATTACGTTGATTTACTGTGTCAGAGTTTTCTTTGCATCAGCAATACATGAAATTGCCGCTGCAAACCCGAATAAGGCTAGCGGTAAATTCACAGCAGTTGATACAAAAAGTGTCCAAGTTGCAACAGCATCAGGATTTGATGAGAGAATATACATGAAACCAAAGAACACAAAAAGACCCATCGTAAATGTGGCTGCTCCAATTGAAACTAAAGGACCTGAAACATTAGCATCTGCTAGAGAAGGTAAATACTGTGACATTAAAACAACATACACAATGAATAACAGCAATGAAAAGATTATACAGATTAAAGCTTGAGCACCGTCAATCATCCTAATCTAGTAGATTTTTTCTTTTTGTCTTTTGTTTATCCATCTATTTGAGGTTTTACGAAAAACATGAGATATCCAACAAATAGGCTTGAAATAACATAGATTCCAACAAGACTTAAACTGTACATTGTAGATCTCCGATCTATCGTAATCGCAAAAATAATTACACCAATCACAAACATTAAGTAGATTGGAAATAATAAATCCCAAAACCCATAGATTTCTCCAGCACTCATCCCTGAAACCGCTTAAGATAAAAAAACCCTACAAGAACAGATGAAGAGTGTTACAAACCAAGAAACACTAATTTGTAATCCAGGGACAGTAAAGGACACGCGTGACACATGTCTTCCTAAAACAATGATACATCGTCTTGTAAAAGAATGGAATTCACGCCATCCAGAGAAAAAGGTTGAATCTGTGGAATCAAAACGGGACATGTGGGTGAATCTTCGTCGTAATATGCAAGAATGCGAAACAGAATATTGTGCGATGAAAAAATTAGTACCAGCAGCGGCCGAGCAAAAAGAATATAAGAAATTCTTCAGACCAGAAAAGCCAAAAGAGTGGCAAAACGATCCCGATATGTGGCTAGCAACTGATGATATTGAAGATGTTATGGAACAATACGAAGAAGCAATTCCCTCATTTGAATTTATTGGCCCTGTGCCCCTTGATTTTGCTAAGAAATCCCCCGTTCCTTCATGGGGGACTTGTATTATAGATGAAATGTGTAAACTGAATATTCAAAAGATGAAACAGGGAGGTACAGAAAATATTGGTATCTGTTTTAATTTTGATCCTCATGATAAGCCGGGCAGTCACTGGGTTGCTGCCATGCTTGATTTGAAAGAGCAAATCGCTTATTATTACGATAGTTACGGTAAACCTCCACCGACTGAAATTAATGATTTTTTCACAAAAATGAAAGCACAAGGAATAAAACGTATTCTCTATAACGATATTCGTCATCAAAAAAAGCAGAGTGAATGCGGGATGTACAGTATCTTTTTCCTAGTAAGTATACTGATGGGTAAAAAGTTCAGTGAAATCTGCTTAGATGAATTAACTGATGATCGCATGATTCTTTTACGGAAAATCTTTTTTAGTACGGAAAATGTCTCAAAAGAAGATTTACAAAAAGCATTTAAGTATCTCGTTTAGACATCCCCGAAAGAAATCCTCGTGAAAAGTAATGATGAGCCGAAACCAAGCGGGACAATCAATCCAGCAACCGGCGGATTTTTTAACACAGCAAAACTACAACGCCCTCCTTAATTACAGTCGTAAGACTATAACAGATAAAGAGGGTTTAAATAGTCTTCCGGAAAAGACTGAGAGACGTCTTATTAGTGTTCTAAATCATTACATGAAGGAAGTAGGTAAGTCTAATCCGGGTAGAAAGATTCAAGAATTAAATCGTGAAGTTCTGCGGGAAACCCTGACAAGTATAGACTCGTGGCTTCGGCGTGGTGGTGCGGCCGATGGGCGGGTCGAGGCGGATACAGACCGTCTATATAACAATGTTGGACAGCAGCTAGCATCCGTTCAAAAAGAACGCGGTCTAATGATGAATTCAGCCCCTGCAATTACGCCCGACTTCAGAGACAAGGTCGAAGAAGATGAGATTGACCCGCTTGCTCTTTTTGAGAAGGCACGTCAGCAGCGTGAGAGAGAAGGAATGCCTTCTTCTAGTACACAACAGCAACAGGCTACAGCACCCAATAAAAAACCGGAACTTATCCTCCGCGACGATTCCCCTGAGTATAAAATTCCGCAAACACTAGCACAAGATATAATCATTCGCCAGCAAGATGTTGTCAAGTACAAGGAAATCGAGTATAATATTTTCTTGAATAGTAGCGACCGCAACTGGCTAGCAAATAAGACGGAGAATCGCTATAATTTTAGCGTGAATTTCAATGTGGCCAATAATTCAACGGATTTTCCCTCATCGCCTTCTCTGCAGGAACGCTTTCGGAATATCACACGCATTGAGTTCGTTAAAGTAATTGTTAGTTTGGAGGGATTGGTTCCTATAATACGACGCACTGCTGGAGCCGTTGTAAATACAGATGCGATTGTAAGTGTTCTTTCTTATCCGTATGTTGCCCTACGCATAGCAGAGTTGAATGCAAATGGTTTTGGTACAAATCCCACTCTAGATAATACATTCGCTGTAACACATCAAGATACTTCATGGACATCAGATACAACTCAAAAGAATCGCGGATATGCTTCACTAGCACCGAAGTATCTAAAGTGCCAAAAGATTTATGCTCCGACACCGTTGGGTTCCCTGCAGAAGATGTCAATCCGTCTGGAACGCCCGGATGGAAATCTACTGAGTGATGCTCTTGATGTTCAGTATATAACAAATATTCTTTTTGGCAATTATGCGAAAACGGCCAATAGTGGGACTGATTTAACATCAGTATATCAAGCTACATTAACAGGAAATGAGTATATTTTTATAAATACAAGTGCGTGGTTTTCTCGTTTTATGGTTTCTGATACTGACCGAATTGTAATCAAGGGTTTTACTGTTGCCACAACTGGCAGTGGGACACCTGACGCAAATTCGCTAGTAGATTTTACAAATTGGATTAATCGTACTGAAGGACATTATATAGTTGGAATTGGATATGCTAATTCAGCAACTGATGTAACTGATGGTCAAAATGCCGTTGGATATGCAAATTACGTAATTATCCGCAATCGCTTTAATGACCCTACAGTGGGTGGTGCTATAACAAGACAATATTTTGGTGGAACTCTTACGCTAGAAAATAGTTTGGGAACTCGTCTTGGTACACAAGCAAGTCAATCTGGAACAGCCGCTTTCATCAACATGAATCACCAAGTCCATGTTGCTCTTCGTATTGTCTGCCGCGAGATGGATGGAGCAAGTAATCTCCGTCCGGATAATACGTAACCCAATTGCTAAAAAAACCGACCAAATAATTTCTTCATAGGAAATTACTTGGGCTGAATATAGAGAGACTATGAAGTTTGTACATATTTTAATGCTCCTGGGAGCTCTATTCCTGGTCTTACTATTATCTACATATATGAAGCGTCAAACAGTTGAGAATTTTGACGGTGCTATGATTGACCATTTACAAGACCTTGACAAGAAGTATACCAACAAAAAAGCCCGGCGTTATAATAATGTCAGCGATGGCATGAATGATTTCCTGCAGGGATATCTGAATGAGGCAGGTGACAATGAAGAACAGTCATCTGGTTTAATCCAGAATACAATGAATAGCCCCGCACTAATAGGTTCAACTCTTACTGAGAGCGGTAATCTTGTTATGGGCAATCGGTCATCAGCGACACATGCTCCTAAATCTGAAATCCACGAAAAAATCAAGTTTTGCGAAGCTCTAAAAGGTGACGGTCCTGAGGTGTGCCAAGCATTAGATAAACCTGAATATAGTGAATGTGGTGTTTGCTTAAAAGAAGGCGTTGATAGTAGGTCTCGACCCACTGTTGGCGGTCTTTTTTTTAGTATGTATGACCGAATGAGCCAAGATGAACTTCAAAAAAATGTTGACCCGATGTTCAGAAAAATAAAGCCCACTGTTGGGAAATGTGATACACGCAATTTTGTAACAACACGAAATAAGTGTGAGCGTCGTAGAAATCAACTTTTGTGCGAAGCTCGTGGCGGCCTTCCTCGTTTAAATCCCGACGTTAAAAATGATTGTGCTCAGTGCGTAGAGCAGGGTCTGACTTTCCTTTATCGCGGTAAGAAAGATAAAGAGTTTACAGCAGTTCTTCATTTAATCGCTGAGGGAGATGTTACATTCAATTGCCGTAGTGTAAATATTACGGATAAGAGCCCCGGCCCCGGTCTTCGTTACATAAAATTCGTAGTGCCGCAAGTGAAAGAAAATGATCCCGCTACACTTACAAATAAAGACAATATTAGTCGTCTTATTGTGGGACAGTGGTCAAATGCTGGTGAGTCACGTGTTTTGCCTTTTTACGAATCAATTTCTAATAAGGAACTTGTTCAAATCGGAGGCACTGTAAGTAGCACGAAAGTAACAAAATCAATCTCGTCAACTGACCTTAAACATTTCAGAATGGGAACAGTTACTTTAATGGCAGCCAATAAGAGTAATGATATATATAATCTCAATCTCAATCTCATCGGATTTATGGGTGAACCGGATTACGACGAAGAGGCACAAATGTGCCCCACTGGTGGCTTGCTCGGAACTGACACATCTATGCGTATGAACAAGTCAAACCCCTGCTACTCAGAAAATGCCAATGCACCTCTTACACAAGTGTGCGTATCTAATTTATTCTTGGCTGCTGGCGGAAATGTATTTGGACAAGGATATCCTGTAAATCAGGTAAAGACAGATGCGATTTTAAAACTTATGCAGAATAGTAACAGCATTGATGAAGTTATTAATTATTTCCTTAATAAGGTAATCCTTGCTACAACAGGAAAAGATGCTAATGGTATCGACCAATCTAATAAATTAGATGATATCAATGCAGCAAGTTTATATATGTTGGGCATTGAAGTACGCAGCCCCTGTGATATAAATGGTGTCAGCGGCCCTTTAAATAACGCATGTTTACAATATCTCTATGATAACAAGGGTCTCGGAAAAAGAGAAGGAGCAACATACACGAATTCATTTGGCTCATTTACCTCATATTGTACACGCAAGGGTACGGCCTCGCCGACAAATGCGGATGGTAGCATAAATACAGAAATGGTTAATTCTTATAAAGTAAATGGAAAAGGTGTTCGTGCTATTCAAGCATACTTTGATTCTCTTCATAAAACAGCAAATACATCAGCCAATGCTAGCAATGCTAGTCAGGTAATGGATGCTCTTGCTAAATGTTATGGTATTGTTGTGCCCCAGCAGGTTGCCGGAAAAACGGCCTGCGATCTCAAACTAATTGCGGAATATGATGTAACTAAGAAATCAATCAGTAACACGCAGATGCTCCGTATGTCATTGGAAAATAATCAAGAATTTGGGCCTATGTCAGATGTAGATCTAATTTTTGTTAGAAATACGGGCAGTTTTACTTTCAACAAGAATACAATCCAAGTTGCACAAACTGGGGAATATAATAATGCGACAATTACTTTACAATGCCGCAAAGTCCGTGCTATCAATTTCTGGCTCCGCTGCGAAGGAAACCAGCCTGGTGGCCCCGTCTATCTCATGGATTTACGTACAGATGGAAAGACACCTGAATCTTATTTATGGAAGCCGAATGATGGTGCATTCTGGGCTAGACAAAACATGTATATTGATGCCAAGAAGGTAGCAACACTCCCGTGGAATAATCTGCTCGATCGTAAGTGGCATTTAGTCTCGGTAATATTTGACGGTACATTTGATGGGCCAATGTCTTTATTTACCCGCTTCTCAGCACACCAAGGTCTTTCATGTGAATTTGGACCAATAACACTCTATGGCGACATTGCTGATTCTTCTGACCCCAAGAAAATGGTAACATTAACTCCCGATGACATCTCTGCGTTCTATAATGCACGACCTGAATGGGCTAATACTCCAAATGTAAAGGGATATGAATACATGGGCTGCTGGCGTGACTCATGGGATAGAGCTTTACCTTATATGTTAGGACAAGTCCAAAGCAGAGAACAGTGCGCGGATCTAGCAAATTCAGCAGGAATGAATACTTTTGGAGTTCAGTACTATGGCCAATGCTGGGCGGGTATGAATCCTACACACAATTACCAACGTCACGGAGCAGCAGGAAATTGTAGTATTTTAGGAGATGGCTGGACAAATCAGGTATATCTTAACCCGAGTATGAAGCCTACAATGAATAATTCACTCATAATAAATAATCAAAATGGAAAATGCTTAGATATTTACGGTGCATGGCAAAATAACGGAGCGGGTGCTATTATTTATGATTGTCATGGAGGGCAAAATCAGCGGTTTGACTACGACCAAAATAGAAAAACAATAAGAGTAAGACATTCTGGCAAATGCTTAACTGTATCAACTTCTGATAACGCCCAATATATAACTCAGCAAGATTGTACAGGAGCCTGGAATCAACGATGGGATTTACAAGCCGATGGTACTGTCATTCTAAGTGGAACAGATAAGGCAATCCAATTTCAGAATGCCAATAATTTAACTCTTTCATGGATTTGGAAGAATTCTGGAGAAGCCAACCAGAAATTTACTATAAGACAATAAAAACAAGTATTTATAATTAACTAATTTTTGAGCATTTGATGCTAGAAAATTGGCTATACTCTATTAGAGAGTATGTCTACGGAATATACTAAAGTACTTTCAGTTATTCTAGTTCTTCTTGTTTTATCAGCAGGTCTCTGGATAATTCAAAATTATGCTATGGTTGAGGCTGCTAGTCAAGAAAACTTTATATCAGATCAAGTATATGCATCACAAAATCAATTTGTGACTGAGAATATCGCCAAGGCAAAATTAGGAGATTCAGCAATCGATGTTAGTTATCCCCCTTATCCCGACGATCTGAAGAAGGCAACCGAAGATATCGATTTATTTGCTAAAAGGGAACGCCCTCCGACCGAAAAATGGTATACAAATGTCATGTCATCTGAAATTTTAAAAAAAGAACAACAGTGCCAAAAGATTGAAAAACCAGAGGATTTACCCGAAGATGCTGTGAAACAGCGTATGGACTGTGCCTGGATGTTTAATCCTACTGGCAGAAGTGGGGCGACTCTTTGTAGTATAGCCGGTCCTGTATTATCAACCTCTCGTCAGAAGTTTCCAAACACAACATTCAAATTCTTATGGAGTAAAGCAGACGCAATTAAGAAAGAGCGTATTAAGTTATGTGGTCTAACAAAGAATTGTAATTTACTAACCCCTGGAAGTGGATGTGGTTTCTGCCCTGAACTAGGATACGCTGTTCCTGCAAATTCTAATGGCTCATCTATTTATGAGGAAGCAAAGTGCCCTTATAATACTGTAACTGATCCGAATCAGTGTTATAAGCCTCGTGCTCAAGGTGGAGGTGCTGTACCCGGAGTCCAAAATACTGATATATGCCTTCCTGATTCTGGAGGTCGTCTAAGTAAAGCCTGCTTGGGTGCTCTAGCACAACAAGCCAGTTGTACTGATTCTGGTACAATCCTACGAGCACTAAATGATTCAACAAATCCAATTCTTTCATCAAAACAAGTTAATAATGTTGTTGACGTAATGCGATCATATAATTTTACTGTTAATGATAGCCTTTTAACGGATGGAAAATTAACTACCGACGTTGCATTAGATAATTACATAAAAATTTCAAGGGCTGCTCAAAATGCGACACAGGGACGTGTTCGTAAAGCAGCGGGCAATCTATGCTCGGGGTCACCATTCCAAGTCTGTGACTATGATGACAACAGTCAAGAGAATTTTTCTCTATCCTGCCTACAAGAAATATATCAGCAGGTAGGATGCCAAGGACGTGGTGCTGATTTTCCAAATGAAACAAATGTACAAAAATATTATGGAACCACATGGGGTAATATCAAAAAGTCTGTAAATCTGTTGGCAGATAAAATGACCAATTCGTATGGAAAATACACGGTTGAAGAGCAAAAAGAAGCGGTTCTACGTTGTATTGGTACAAAGTTACGGAAGAAGAAGATTGGATACTGTAATGAGTTGGGTATCTCTGTTAAAATTATGCTTACGACTAACAAGGACCATTATTATGGTAGAAAGATATTAACCAATCAGTTTTTCATGCTGCGAAATGATAGTACATTATGGGATTCTCTTGATGTCTTCCAATCACCATGGCATGATACTGACGTAACATTAATTGTAGAAACAAACTTTAATCCGGAAAATACAGCAACCTTAAGTTATACACGTGTTGGAAATAGCCCAGATGTAATATTATGGAATGATTCTCCTATGGTAAACAAAAGTATAAATGGATTAGCACAAGATCCTGTAAATGGACTTTCTGTAATGAAAGACAAACAGCAAGATCAACGTTTGAAAATGATTGTACAAGTACCTTCTAATCAACAACCAGATAGAACAACAATATGGTATATGACTGATTCAAATGGCACGCAGATACCTATTACAATCTGCCGTCTTCCTATTGAACGCAAGAATCCTATCATGAATATTATGATGAATGGTGGCATAGTAAGTGAAATCACAAAAACATTTGATATTCAAGCTATAAACACATCAGACGGTAATAGAGGTGGAAGATCATGTACAGTTTTCAATGGTGATAATTCATATGTCAAAATTAATACTAAACTAAGAAACAAGGCTTTCCGTTCTTATACAATCAAATTCTATTCTGAATCTCTTGGTAATTGCACACGTCTTTTCCAGTTCTACAATGGAGCATGGACATACTCGTGGCAGTGGGTTTGGTGGGGATGGGGCTGGCAGCAACAATGGCGGTATGACGCCGAGAACTATGGTCTAGCGACTGATGCTTTAGATATAGAATTAGGGTATCAATCACCAGGTATATATGGTCAGTATAAGACCCCCGGATATCCGGGCTGGAATCTAGTAGCCGCCATGGATAATAGCTTGAAAATGAATAACTGGCAACATTTAACTTTCATCTGGAACGATGATTACTCCGGATATTCACTCTATCTTGAAGGTATAAAGATAAGTTCCTGCTCAAAGACGCCGATTAATGAGCAATTCACATGGGAAAATTACATTGGAAAGGGATATTGGGATGGATGGACCAGTATGTTCAAGGGAGGAATGGAGTGGTTCCGTGCTTTTGATTATCCTTTGGGTCCTGATGAAATCCAGCAAGATATGGACGATGATTGGTAAACTCAAAGCTATTTTACAAATAGCAAAAGATAGGTATACTATAGGGTGATGACATCAATCTATACTAAACCATTAGTGGTAATCCTTTTATTATTTGTCCTGATAATAGGACTGTTTATCGTCCAAACTATGGCAAAACAGTCTCTAGAAGAAAATTTTATATCAGACCAAACTTACTTGTCTCAAAAAAAATTCGTGGATACTAATATTGCAGTTGCTAAAGTTGGTGACGCCGCAATTGATATTTCTCATCCTCCCGCTCCTGAAGATGTTAAACGGGCAATTGAAGATATTGATTTATTCGCTAAAAGAGAACGACCCGCAACTGAAAAAATGTATACAAACGTATTTGATTCTGAAATTTTTAAGAAAGAACAACAATGTAAAAAAATAGAATTACCTGAAAGTCTACCTGATGATGCTGTAAAACAGCGTATAGATTGTACATGGATGTTTAATCCTACTGGTAGAAGTGGTGCTACTCTTTGTAGCATAGCTGGTCCTATTTTTCCTTTTGCTCGTACACAATATCCAAATACCCTTTATAAACTTACATGGAGTAAAGAAGAAGCAATTAAAAAAGAACGCATCAAGCAGTGTGCTTTAACAAAAAAATGCGATTTACTTGTTCCAAATACTGGATGCGGATTTTGTCCCGAAATAGGAATGGCTATACCTATTGATTTAGATGGGAATGCCATTTATAATGAAGCACGCTGCCCGGCTGCTCCTGTCATAGACCCAGCAAAGTGTAGACGTCCCCGTTCTGAAGGTGGCGGTGGACAAGATTCTTTAACATGTGATCCTGATTCAAATGGAAGTCTAAGTAAAGCATGTTTAGCAGCACTAGCAGAACAGTCAAGTTGTTCAGATTCTGGAACTATACTACAAGCATTAAAAGATTCTACAAACCCTGCTCTAAGTAGTAAAAGTGTACGCGATGTTGCTGATGTAATGAGGTCGTACAGTTTTAACATACCAGATAGTCTTCTCAATAGTGGTAAAATTAGTGTAGATACTGCTCTTAATACATATATGAATATATCAAAAGCTTCACACTCAGGACAAACTGGCCGTGTTCGTAAAGCAGCGGGAAATCTCTGTTCCGGCACACCTTTTAAACCGTGCGATTATGAAGATGATAGTAAAGAAAATTTCAACTTAGGATGCTTACAGGATTTATATCAAGAAGTTGGATGTCAAGGGCGTGGAACTGATTTTCCTAATGCTACCAATATAAGCCGATATTATGGTAAAACGTGGGGTGATGTTAAGAAATCGGTTAATGAATTGGGAGCCAAAATGACAAATACACTAAGAAAATACTCGGAAGAGGAACAAAAAGACGCTGTTCGTCGGTGTATAGGAGTTCGCTTACGTAAACGTTCAATTGGATACTGTAACGAACTTGGTGTTGCTGTCTTCATGTACTATGGCTCAAAGAACGGAACATTCTTTGGCCGTAAGATTATTACCAATCAATTCTTTAGTCTTAAAAGTGACAGCACATTTTGGGATTCTCTTGATATTTTTAGTTCATCTCTAACAGGACAACAATCAGTATACTTGGTGATTAAGACGAATTTTAATCCGGAAAATGATGCGACACTAAGTTATACGCGTACTGGTAATTTTATGGACGTAATTAAATGGAATGATAAACCAATGGTTAGCAAAAATGGAACTGGAGTAACCGTAGATCCAGTAAATGGATTAGTTGTTACAAAAAATCAACAACAAAATCAACGCTTAGAAATTGATATTTCCATGACTCCTAATCAGTTTATCCAAAAATATGGTATGTGGTATATGACAGATAGCAATGGTAATCAACCACCTATTGGTATCTGCAGGCTGCCAATTGAACGCAAGAATCCCTTAATGAATATTGTAATGAATGCCGGAAATGTAGAAGAAATCACAGGAAATGTAGGAATTTTTCCTCAGAATTGCCGTGATGGAAATTTGGGTGGCAGATCATGTACTATTTTTGATGGTGGAAGCACCCATATTCGGATAGGGAATGGATTACGCAATCGTGCTTTCCAGTCATATACAATGAAAGTTTGGTGTGATAGTCTTCAAAATCGCGATTCCTTCTTTTCCTTTTATAACGGCAAATGGGAGCAGCAGAATGAAATTTGGTTTTGGATTGTAATTCCGCTAGGATTTTTTATTTGGATTCCAATTCCGATTTTTCACATGGTCTGGCGTTATCATCAAGATAATTGGTGGAAGAGTGGACAGCGTACTGAAATGGTTACAGGGCCTTATAATGATTCATTGAAAGCGGGTGTAAAACCAGATTTTGATGGTGGTGAATCAATTAGAGCTGAACAGTCGGGAATTATTAAACCTAAGACTTGGCAGCACTTTACATGGGTGTTTAGTGATAACTATACTAAGATTAATATATACGTAGATGGTGTTCTGAAAATGACGGGTACTGGAAATGCTCCTCCCGAACAGGTAACAGGTGAAAATTTTATTGGAAGATCCGCTATTGATAACGACCACCGTCTCCATAAGGGAGGCATGGAGTGGTTCCGTGGATTTGATTATCCGCTAACACCAGATGAAATCCAGCAGGATATGGATGACGATTGGTAAACTCCAAACTAATAACAAATTTGTAGCAATTTAACTGCTGGAAATTTGTATTTTATTTTTAATTATTGTTTACTTATCGTTTTCAACTGCTAGATTCGGGGAATTTCTATTTACTTGAGGACCAGCACCTGCATTTAATCTTCCAGCATTTGTTGTTAATGCTGCTCTAGCGGCTGCTAGATTTGGTTCAACAGACACAGAAGCGGCCTCAGCAGGAGCCTCTTCAGCAGGCGGGGCTTCTAACTCTTCAACGGGAGCAGCAGGAGCAGCAGGAGCCTCTAACTCTTCAACGGGAGCAGCAGGAGCCTCTTCATCCCGTACCCTATACTGCGACTGTGCTTCCTTAAGGTCCTCCTTGTAATCCGGATTGTATAAGAAGAGCGGCCCTCCACTTCTAATCAAAAAACAACTCTTAGAACCATGTTCCAAAGCATTGAGCGTACAATCAATCGCCGAAGACTTCATTATATCAAACATTTGGTCACTTAATTTGCGTTTAGTCATCATCAGATTATAAATAATTTGGTCGGTTGTTAATCCCTTATCACGTGTCATGATAGTCTCATCCACTTTCCGGTCTTTCTTATGCTGTTCAGAAAAACGCATTAAATATGTAAATACTTCCACTTTACGTTCAGCAAGCGGTAAATCCTTGTGCGAACAGATACGGATAGCACGTCCCTGTACCTGTTCTAAACGCACATAGTTCCAGAACGGCTCCATGATGTGAACCTGCCGTACATTTGCCAATGAAATGCCCTCAGCACCCGACTGTGTAATCATGAACATCCGGCAAATCTTGCCCCCAAAATTATTAGGATAACCTCCTGCTAGAGCACGAAGAACTTTTATATTTTTAAGAGAAGCGGGAAATTTCTTGATATTCCAATTGAAAATGTCACGCAAGATTTCACGTTTTTCCGAGGAGTCGTCGCCGGTGTATAGAATATAACGCTCTTTACCCTTCGCCTCCTTAACAGCATCTGCTAGATCCCAGCCATTTGGTCCTTTTACAATATCAAGACGCACATATCCGGGGTCAGTCTGATAGTCACAAGCAGTGGCAAACACACCTAGACCTTCAAGTGTCTTGAACTGCGAATAGATTAGAACAGGCCCTTTGCTAGCCCGCACGCGTTCAAAAATCGCAGCATATTTAGGTGAAAAATCCCGAAGTTTTTCAGGCACAAAAATATCAGCTGCTCGAGCACGTAGTTGATTTAGACTTTCCTGCAGTTGTTCTCCATACTCAAGAGCAACTTGACGAACTTCACCTTCGACTTCTGCCGCTGCTGCCGCTGCCGCTGCCTGTTCCTGCTTACCCTCTTCATCATCGTCTTCTGCAACAAACTCTGATAACTTACCAGCACGGGTACTAGCACTTAGTTCTACTTGGGCAGCAGCCTTGAGTTGCTGGGCCTCATCATCACCAGTTGCTTCTTCTGCCTCTTCTTTTACACCAAGCAAAGCAGCTGCTTTCTTGCTATCACCCGGCCGCGGCCGAACAACACCGTCAGGAAACACAAAATTACACGCAGCTCGACTAAAAATCTTGAATGCACTACTAACTGTCTTGGTTGCTTGAACATATAAATCAGACTCAAATAATGTCAGTCCCGCAATGACACTTCCACTTGGCCCAGCAGCAACTGGCTTTGACTCAGATTCAATCTCTTCCTTGCGTTCTGCTAGATATTTGGAAAGTTGCCAATCAGACATATCTAAAAGAACAACTTCATCCCTACTAACTTCTGCTACAAGTTCTTTCTTTGAAC